CTGTTGCAGAATATCGTCGTCCAAGCTGGAGTTCTGTGTAGTCTTTATTTTGCTGAATGTAATCTGCAATAGCATAAAGGTCTCGAGCTACGTCAGTATTCTCATCCACTTCCTTAGTTTCCGGATTAGATAAAGAATTTGCTTTGGAAAAGGAATCAAGCCGATTTTTAAATTCAATCTTTTGCAGATCATCAGATTGCTTCCGCGATTGCTTACGCGAATCAATTATATCTGCAAAATTCTTGTTCACCTCAAATTCTAAGACGTCTGGATCTACGCCAGCTTTGATAGCTTCAGTTCTTGCAAGCCGCTTAGCTTTTTCATACTCAAGCCTTTCATCGTTGCTTAGAACTATAAGATCCTTTTTAATATCAGATTGAAGCATCATGTTTTCTTGCTTGTACTTCTGCTTTACAGCTTCAGTCATGCGAGATTGCTCTCCACGATTCTCGATTCCAGCAATAAGTTTATCGGTTTGCATTCCCATGTACTCTTCGCCAGCAGGAGATGTTTGAGCCTCAAGCTCCTTAAGCTTTTTGGTGTATTCAAGCTCTCCAGCAAGCTTTGTAGCCTGTTCCTGACCAGCAAGAGCATTAACAAGGGTAAGCGCTTTGCTTTTAACCTCGGGACCGTAGAAGCCTTGATCTGCAGCATCTGCAATGGCTTTGCGCTGCTCGACGTTAGGAGCTGCAAGAATATCCATGCCAACTTGCGTAGCGCGAGATGTGAGGTCTGCTGCAGTCTTCTGTGCCTGGTACCCCATGAGCGCAGTAAGGAGTGTTCCACCAAGAGCAACGCCAAGATTAGTTCCAACATTCCCAGTAGGGTTAATTAGCTTAGGAAGCGAAGCCGCAAGGGTGGTCGCTCCCAACCCAAATGGGTTGTCTATTCCAGAAAACTGGAGACCGCTCAATCCTAACGTTAGTGGTTCAGATGGTGCCATCTTCTATCCTTAGCTACTTGGCTTTTGAAGTCTATTAGTAACAGTACCGCCTACTCCCTGCACAGTTCCGGTTATTGCAGAGTTAGTAGTTGTATTAGCAGAAGGAGGAGCATAGCCAGCGCCTACGTTACGCTCGCGCCATTGGTCGAAAGCTGTCCTATTGTTTCCACCTCCACCTCCACCTCCAGCCTTAGCTTGGATTTGTGCGATACGGTAAGCATTCTCTCTATCCGCTTTTGCAATCGCTTCTCGTTGCGCAAGCTCTTCGCGAGTAAGATCTCCCTGCTGACCAGTCCTATAAAGGTCTCCATAGAGCGGAGAGTACTGGCCAAACTGAACACCAGGAGCTAAGAACTGCTGATACTGCTGCTCAAAGTCTTGCTTAGAAACATTCTGCGCGGCCTCTTCTGCAGTAAGCATGGCGCTTTGTCGAGCGCGATCCTGCCTATCGGTTACTTCTTGCTTGTAAAGAGCTGCATACCCAGGATTGTTTGGATCTAACCCCTGCTCAGCAGCTCGCTGATAGAAGTCCCCTTCTTGGCGCTTAAACGCATCAGCGTTTTGCATCTCAAATTGAGCCAATACGTTTTGTCGAGCTTTATTCATGAGCTCTGCTGAGCTACCTGGAGCAAATTGACCAGCTTGGGAAATATTATTCCGCATAAACTCGCCGAGGTCTCGATTGATCCACGCGTTACGCTCTTCCTCAGGAGCCTTATCCCAAGGAGTCATTTCATTGTTGTTTAATGGGTCAGTAGGAGGAGCAGGAGGAGCAGTAGGGGTTTGTGGCGCTGTCTGCTTAGGTGCAAAAGGATTGTTTTTAGCAGGAACAAACGGCTTGGTCTGATTAGGAAGTGGCTTACCGTAATTATCGACTTTGAATCCGTCTTTGTTAACCCATTGGCCATTGTATTTCCAATTGCCACGAGCAGAAGTTTCTGGAAGATCGGCAGGTTTGCTTCTTGTTGATGGGTCAGACCCCATCGCGCCTTTGCCTTTTTTGTTATTTGCTTTTGCCATAACTATACCTGTCCACCAACTTCGTATCGCACTTCAAAACTAAATATGTTCAGAGAAACGTTATTCAATGCTCCACTAAATCTAATTGACGCGCAGTATCCTTGGCCTCGCGTTGCATACCTGTCGTATACATAGTCAGTCGAGGACGCCCAGGGCGACCCCCACGGGTCTCCCCATTCAGTAGCGTCTCCAGCCGTAGACGTTACTGCCGGAATTATAGCACTTTTCTTAAAGTCTAAATCTAGTCCAAGATTAAAAGTGTACCCTTTTTGGGTCTGCACAACGGGTCGAATATCTCGAAACACTTTGTAGTTGCCGCGAGAGCCATAGAAAGAAAACGGTGTGCGAATATTAAAGTTAATTGCTGTTCCTGGTATGCCAGTTTGCACACGGTCTAAGTAGCCAGTCTCTCCTGTCCAAACAATCCCGTCTGAGGAACCGTAATGAGGAAGGTCGTTAAACACGCAACTTGATAATCCGTCAGTTGTTTGATTGAGCTGAAAAATGGTCCAGCCTTTTGAGTCCATGCTGTAGACTAACATCCAAGAACTTGAGGAGCTGATAGGAGCGGTAATGTATACTCGGCGACCAACCGACCAGGTATAGCCACCCCAAAGATAACTAAACGGAATAACCTTAGCCGAGGATGCGATCAGTGGGTTTATCTTCTCGCTAACAGCTTTTAGCGCCATCTCAGGGTCGGCCTGAAACAATGCTGAAATCGGAACAATTCCTTGTTGAGTAATAACCCAAATGTCAGCGCCTACTCGCACAAAAGCACGAAAGCCGAGCGGCTTTCCAACCTTGTATCGCGCAACGAGAGTCCATGGGTCTGTTCCAGTTAGGTTGCTTGGATCGGTACCTTGCCAGAACGCGAGCTCTCCCTCAGAGGTACAAGCAAAGAATAGGTTCTGCGAGGTTGAGGCAGTCTGATTAGTATACGAGCCAGCATGGATAAGATACCCGCCGTGCTTAAAGGTATAAGATGTGTCATACGAAGTAAGAGCAGACGCGGCTGTACCTGGTACTTTCAACCCGCCGTACCACATATTCATTGAGTTTCGCTCAACGAAGTAAAGCCGCTCGCGATAGCTTGAAACACTACAGAGGTTTTCTAAAGCCACTCCAGTGAACGCTAAATTGGAAGCTTGAGCAGCCACTCCGTCCCAATACTGCGCTTGATCTGTAGCGGTGCCAGCGTTGTTGCAAAGGTATATCTTGTTGTTAAAGATAACCGATGTAAACTCTCCGTTTGTATGCGGAGATGCTTTGGTTATGTTTGTAACTGTGCCACCAGTACTAATTGAATAAAGCGCCGTGTCAGTTGCCGCAACAAGCAGCTTTGTGCCATTAGTTCGCGGCAGTTCTCCCATGAATTTAATGGCAGATGACGAAGGCTTGGCAAGCTTAGAATAGCCAAGCCGAACAGAAGACACGCCGTTTCCAGGGAACACATTGATTAGCTCCAAGGCATACGAAGGATCCATGTTGTCAACTGGACTTGTAAGGTCCAATCCCAACACTGGACCAGACATTGCTATTCCCTGAAACGGCATTAGTAATTATACCCTTTGAAAGTACCGTTTTGTCTTGCTTGTAATTCAGCGGGAGACAATTGACCTTGTGGAGCTGCTGGTTCTCGATTGGCTACTATTCCCTGCTGCAGCATTCCAGACACAGTATTTGGCTGCTGTCTTTGCTGCTGTTGAAACTGCTGAAACATAGCTCCAAAGTCTGGTGCTTGACCCTGCGGATATCTGTACATCAGGTCTCCCATTGGAGGCATCTGCTGATTTGGATTGAACCAAGGATTCACGTCATTTGGAGACCCAGGACCATTGCCAGGACCATTCCACACTGGGTTGCCATCCTGACCCATTCCAATTCTATTCATATCCTCTGGAGATAGCTGGCCAGGTTTTTGAAACATTCCAGGGTTACCTTGCGGCATTCTGCCAAGGATCTCATTAACGCGATTGTCGCGTTGTGAATTGTAATCCATGGTTACCATACCGCCATTCTGTATAGCTCGCGCACGCTCTTGAGCTATTCGCTCCATATCGTACGCATCTCTACCAGCCTGTGAAGGAGCTCGAACATTAGGCATTTGAGGCCGCGGCTGAGGCATTCGACCTGGTGTCGATGACTGCGTAGGAGGTCGCTGTGGCTGTTGTGACTGCTGTGGTCGCTGTCCAGGAAGAGTTTTACCGCGAGAGTTAACAAGGCCACCCTGAGCGTTTCGATACACGCCAGGAGATACTCTATTTAGCGTTGGATCCTTCGCGAGAGCGCCAGCAAGTTTTGATTGTTTAGCCATAGTGTTCCTTATTTTTTAACATTCCTTCTAAGCACGTCGCCAACTGATAGCTTCTTATTTTCCTGTGGCGCAGCTTCTGGTGCTGGCGCTGGTGCCGTAGACCCTGGTCGAGGAGCTGGCGGTACCTGCCTTCCCATTGAAGGCTTGCCACTGTAGCTTGTTAGCTGTCGAGCTCCACCAAGGTAGTAATCGTATTGGCTTTGACTGATTAGATTATCCTTCATCGCCTCATCGAGCTTTGTTTTAACCATGTCGTAGGTAATGCCTTGCTGCTTAGCAAAGTGCTGCATATTCTTTTGAGCAACACCAGCGTCGTCGCCAGCATTACTCACCGCACCTTTTGCGTACCATGCAGCAATATCAGATGCCTTCTGTCCTACGAAGCCGTATGAAGCCGCGAGCTCGTCGGCAAGAGGAACAGCACCATTCCATGCTTTTGGCTTCTCGGCAGAAATCTTGTCGATCTCTTTCCACTTAAGGGTTGAGCCATCTTTACCAAAGTCATACTTGGTGCCGTCGGCAAGAGTACCTTGATACTTGTCATCGAGAACTCCACCCTCTTGAAGCACACCACGAATGTTATCGCGCATGAATTGCGCTTTGCCTTTCTTGCTTCCGGTCCAAGAGCCTACAGCTCCGGCAAGTCCACCAACTGCAGCGCCAATAGCAAGTCCGATTGGACCTCCAACAGCGCCACCGATCATAGCTCCTGAAGCAGCTCCACCTAAAGCACCTTGCTTAGTACGTTGAGAGCCAGCAGCAGTATCTCCAATCATTTTTGCTGTTTGATAGCCTTGATATACGCCAGCAGCAGCTCCAAGGTATGGAGCCGCGGCAGCCATACTTTGTGAACCAGCGAAGCTCATTCCTGCTTGATTAGCAGCTTGCGCGCCTAAAGAGACGGCACTTGCTCCGCTTATTCCTGCTCCAATTTTATCTCCAGATTGATAAGACTTATATGCTTGGTATGCAGAAAGAGCGGCCATAGCACCAGAACCAACGGCATCCCAATTTACTGAGTTCATAAAGCTGGAATCGCTTAAGCTCTCAGTTGGAACTACCTGTATAGTGCCATCCATATTGCTTTGAATTGCCGTCATTCCATCTGGAACAGGTTGTCCAGCGGGTACTTTCCCAGGATCCAAAGGAGTAAAGTTTTTCGCAAAAGAGCTTGCGCCAGTTCCAGCAGAACTTGGAGTAGGCGCACTTGGCATAGAGGCATTTGGAGTTGGAGCACTTGGCGTAGCTGTAGGTGCGTTAGGCGTAGGAGTTGTTTTAGGACCGCTCTTTAAAAACTCAGGCATCTTCATGCCGTCCATAATCCATCCGGTAAGCGCCGTTCCTCCGACAACGCCTCCTACTTGCGCAAGCTCTGATTGCTGCTGTTTCTTGGCAAGTTCTTTTTCTTGCTCCTCTTTAGTTTTGGGAGGACCAAACTCCTTAACCATCTCGTCATAAGCAACGTTATGTGGAAAACCATTGCTGACAAGCCAGTAGTAATATCCTTGAGGATCTCTTTGTGCATCAGGAGGAGCGCCTTGAATCATATAAATGTTCCGAATACAGCCACACCAGCGCGAGCGTACATATCACCGCGACTGGTATTTCCAGCGTAAATTACTTTGCCTACATTAGATCGACTAAACTCTTCATGGAGCTGAATATCAAATTTTGGCCTGATCGTTTCTAGTCCATGAATCTCTGCGAAGCGCTCGATGATACCCTGCTCAACAAGCTTTTCGTTGAATAAGCTCATGTCAGTGTCAGCAAGGAAATCGTTGTAAGGACCACTATAATAGGTCCAAGTAACGCCACCGTCTGAAACAGAGCCACTAGTATGTGTTGGAGGAGTAGCTCCGGTAGAACCCCCTGCCGCAGTCTGGTAATAATTCCCATTATAAAAACAATAAGAACTAGCAGCGAAAGTAGTAGAAGCGGTCCAATCCTTGGGTCGCACGCTCCTATCAGCAATGTATTGGAACACAAGGACGTTTCCGGCATTGGTCGCTCCTGGAGTAGGATAGATCAGTAATTCATTATTGCTAACTCCACGGATCTGGAATCGCTGATAAATTGTAGTGGTAAGACCGAAGCCAATCGCCTCGGCGTACTCCTGCTGAGTCATCGGACCCAACACTTTCCACCGAGTCGACTGGTTCCAGAACGTCTCGTACTGATAGTAACTAAAGGCTGCTGGAAGCTGATAAGTAGCTTGGCCAGAAACCAATTGGAAACTACTTGAGGCGTAGCACTTGGACCAAGGATACGCTTCAAATATGTCCCTGTTAATACGCTGGGTAATAGCCAACAACTGTTTCGTGGTAACTTCTGTTGAGCCGATCACAGCCGTTTCTACGGTGTATCCACACTCAGCAGCTACGTTTGAAACAATTGTTGCTAAACTCATACCTTCCTTGGTCGTCCCCGACGTCTCTCAATTAACTCTTGTGCTAAATCAGAAAGTGGCTCAGAGCTCGTAGATTCTACTGGCTCTGTAGATTCTTGGATCACCTCCCTTCGCATTGGTCGTAAGTCAGTTCCCTCGCTTGCTTCAACACGCTGGATAAGAAGTTCAAGCTGCTCTTCGAGCCTCTTGCGACTTTCTCTTTCTTTCTCCAATTGCGCTTGAAGAGCCACGAGCTGAGTCTGAGTCCCGCCAGCGGAATCGATCCACTCTTTAGCGAGCTTGCAGAATTTGCCAAGAGGACCAAGCTTTCGCTTCGTCTCGTCATCGGCTTCTGCCAACTGCTCAACCGTTTTAAACCCAAGGTATGCAAGCTCCTTCATGGCCGCGCCGTTCATGAGCGTCCAAGTAGAGAGTGGGGTTCCGCTTTCGACTGGCTCGTTACCAGCCATGAATGCGGCATACTTTTCTGGGTATTCAACAATATCCTGCTGCTCAATCTTTCGGACGGTGACGTCATGTCCTGGGAATTGAATAGAGATCGAAGGGATCTCGTCGTAAATCTCTCTTCCTGCCTCAGTCGTCTTTTGACGGTTTATGTTATAGGCATTGAAAAAGTTTACGTTAGCTCCGTGGTAGCGCTTCTTTGCTTGGGAAGTGCCATTCATGATGGACTGCCAATCAATCTGTGCCATAGGTTCTCCGTTATAGTCGCGCCTAATTGCGCAACTATCTTATAGCACTAACCTTCAATGACCGTAACAGTGTTAATCGAAGCGCCGCTGGCTTGATAAACCGTAATAGGTCCACCAGGGATAAACCCATCCAAAAATATCAATCTGTTGGCGTTACTGGTGCTGTCTAAATTAAAACACTTATTGGTAGCTGAAGGGTTTATCCCCGTAAGGGTTTGACCCTCTAAGCCTATTCCAATAGATGCTCCAGAGTGGTTTTGAATAAGAAGGAACTTTCTGAACGGATTAGCTGCAAGAACTGTCGTGCTAGTAGCCGTTGCAATAGTTGGAGTGGTGGTTGTGGTATTTCCGGTATAAGCCGTCATAAATTACCTAAAAAGTTGGGGTGCTAAACAAGCCACCCCATAAAACTAAGTTGCCCTAGTAACACGAATTGCAATCCAGTTTGTTGCCGATTGACGAATACACTGAATAGCTTCTGTATTTGCAACTGTTGTACCAGTAGCACCAGCGATTGTAGTGTTTAATGTTTGCGAACTTTGAGCATATACCTTTAGGCCATTTGCTCCATTGTTTGAAATATAAACACTCTGACCAATAGGACACTCTATCGGCAACTTTACGCCAGTGCTTGCTGCTGCTGTTCCAACCAAGTTAACAAACGAGGTAAGAGCAAGAGCATCAGCAATGGTTGAACCAGAAGCTGTAAGAGTCCCAGAGGACGAAAGGTATGGTGCAGAAGAAAGAGTCTCAGCAGACACTACTGAGGCCAATTCTCCTGGCATTCCTGTTCCCATCAAATTTTCAAGAAGTGGCATAAATCCTCTTAAAGCGAGGGAGCTGTACAAGCCTCCCTCTATTACACAATTAGGTTGTGATGATTGCTGTGGAAGTAAGCTCTACAGCCTGTGTTGCTGTGGTAGCTGTAAGACCAACTACTCCAATCAACTTGGTCGTAGCAGCATCGTCAGCAGCACCAGCAGTAGCGGTCGTGTAAAGGGTGTTCTTAGCAACGTATCCAGTGAGGATGCTGCCTTTGATTCCCTTACCTGTGCCACCACCTTGAGCTCCACCAACCCATACCCAAAGGTACTCGTTGTCAGCAGCAGCTACTTGAGCAGCACCAACCTGGCTGGTTTGAGCAGCAAGGGTAGTCGTGCACTTGGCAGCTTGGCCTTCGGTATCAATATGAACGAAGTCATACTGAGCGATTGCGCCGTTAGCTTGAACGAAAACGAACGACCCTTCTGTCGAATGGCCTACGTCTTTGAGCTTTGCAGGAAGAGGGGACGAAACGCCATCCCACACTTTCTTATAATTAACTCCGAATGAACCTGAACCTGACATATTCTGTTACCTCCTTAATTAAGCGTAAATAACAGCCTGAAGTGCAGGAGCTGCGCAGCAGAGATTTCCTTCCACGATGATCACAGTGAAAGCAGCATCCTGGTCAACAGGACGAGCCATCTCTGGAGCAAGTGGTTTGAAATCAGCGCCACGAACCATGTCGAATGTCCAATACTTAGTATTGAGAAGTCGGCATGAGTTAGACTCAAGCACCGAAGAACCGAATCCACCGTCGAATACGAAATCGCATCCGTCGTAGCTAAGTACACGGAATCCAGCTACAGCCTTCTTTGCAGGAAGCTGAATACGCTGAATAGCAGTGAGAGAGCTGTGGAGGTACTTCCAAGCTGTGCGGTCCATCAGACCAAGGTCTGGCTGCTCGTTGCCTCGAGTGATCTGGCTGATAGCGTCAGTGATCTGCTCTTGCACGTTTGATGCAGAGAGAGTGACGTTGATAGCAAGATTTCGTGCCCAAGTGTTGCTGCTACGGTCGATGCTTCCGTAAGTACCAGCCGAAGGAGAGGTCGAAACCGCCTTCTTGATACCGTCGAACTCGAGACCAGAAGAACCAGTTCCGTCTCCGCGAAGGGAGGTGGACACGGTGTTCTTAAGGCGGCTGATAGCTGCCTCCATCTTCTGCTCTACGATGTCGATGAGCTGAGCTTGGCCAGTGTTTGCACGGCGATTACGTCCGTCGATTGCTACAGGTTCATAAACCTGCTTGATCGCGAAACGGAATGCAGTGAAATCATCAATCGCATCCAGGTTGAACGCGCTGTAACCGGAGTAGAAACCTCCAACTGCAGCATCGTTGTAAAGAACTGGTTTACGAATCTCGTATCCACCAGAGAAGCGTCGGATCTTTCCTTGCTCATCGAGGGATGCGAGAAGAGGGTTGTGATGCAAAATCTGATCGGCGATGGAATCGCTTTGATCAAACAGGGTTGCCACCACTGCTTCTTCTAAATTAGCCATTGTTGTTATCCTTTATGTTTAGTCTAAGGATAACCCACTGGCGCAAGCTCTAATCGTTGAGTCGACGTAGTAGGTTATCCCGCAAGTTCTTAGCTTGTATCGTGGGAGTCCCGCTACCAGGGGAGCCAGATATAGAGCGCGATGCAGTTTTCGCTTTCGCGACCGCTGCCTGTTGTTCTTTTATCTCCGTCTTAGCACTCATTGTCCGAGCAATGGTGGAATAAGTCGGGTTACCATTTATGACGTAATTGTAGGCAGTTTCCAGGATCTCTTCGGGAGAGCTGTACTTACCAGTTGACGTCAGAGCAACGACTACAGGGGTCATATCCGCTTCTAACTGCGAGGCGGTCTCAGGATCCCTGAAGACAGGTTTAGTGCTCTTAAATGATTCTACCGCACGTTGATTGTAATACTCAACGGCTTTTTGTTGCTGCTCGCTCTGAACGGCCTGAAACTTCTCCTCGGCAATGCGCTCGGCATCTTCGCGGGTCAAATACTCGGCTGGAGCTTGCTGCTCTGGCTGGTACTGTCCATAGTTATTGAGGTCGTTAATGTTGACCCCATAGGAGCTCAACCACTCAATAGCGGTGTTAATTGGGTCTTCCCGCATGGCGCGATCCCAGGTAATCGACCGTCGCGCTACATCGGTAAGGGATTTGCCGTCCCTAGTATAGAAGTCCTCGTGCTCCTTAATAGTGTTATAAAGGCTCTCTGTTTGTCCTTTGAGGGTCTCAAACTCCTGCATTTTGCGCTGGTAGTCTGACCTAGTCTCATAGGCTCGCCTGTTGAGGTACTGCTGCAGGATATGAGCGTTTTGAGAAGTAGGGTTAAGGTACGCCTCTTTCTCATAACGGTTCATGTCAGCAGGAGGCAGGAGCGGCGTTACTGACTCGGAAGGTTGAGCGGAGGTTACACTTTGCTCCTGAACAGGCGCAGTAGTCTCAGCGGAAAAGGTAGTCTCCTCTTCTACGCCACCAAGGTTGTTAATCTGCTGCTCGAGAGCGCTTCGGATACTTCGATGTTCCGGCTCTGCACGATCCGGCACAAGTTGCGTAGTCTGGGATACTTCCGCTACTTCGATCTCATTATCTTCCATTGTTCATCCTTTCAATTATTTGACGTTTCAATTGGCTGGCAGCGTCCCTACTAGACTTGGAGGTTTCCCTTTCTGGGGTATATCCACGGTCGTAAGAGTCACCAACCTCTACGGCTCCCGCAGCGCGATACGCTGCTCGTAACTTACTTTTGCTTGTATAAATCTCTTTTGAGTTAAGAGGGTTTCGAGTTGGCTCCATTTCGTCCTGAATGAACAAATCGCGAGCATTTGACTGCACTCGCTTCTGTATTTCTTCGACAGGAACAACCTTCTTTTGAACGTGGCAATACTGAAAAAGCTGATATTTAGCTGTCATAGTCATCATCCATTGTTGCGAATAGCATTAGAATCTTAATCTTATTGGTCCTATCCTTCTTCTTCTTTCTCTCTACTTCCCTTTGTATTCGTCTCTCTATCCCCGCGTACATCTGCGAAACCATCTCTGCAAGATCGGCGCGAAGATCGTCCATGTAACGCTGCATCAGCTCGGTGGCGTGCTGTGTGGCTAGAACCTCTATCCGAAGTTCCTCTGCAAGGCGTGGCTGAGATAGTTGCATGGCCTCTTTGAGAGCCATGTCTACGACTATTTGGTCGTTATTTTGACCAGCCTCAATCTGCTTCTTTATTTCCTTCTTGAGCTCTACCTGCTTGCGAGTAGACTTTTTGCGCTTCTGCCGCGCTTTAAGGATCGCAGCGGCATACTGCTCTTCGTAGAGCTCGTCAAAGCTTTTCCTAAACCCGTCAGGGTCAAGCAGTTGTGCCTGCAAGTAACTCTGAGGAGGTTTAAAAAATAGAAACATTTTTATACCTGTTCGGCATCCTCGAAGAAGCTAACGTAAGATTG